TCATAGTTCCCCCTCAACTTCACCAAAAAGGAGTTTAGCTTTATGGATATCCTTCTGTTGCGTTGCCTTTGTCCCACCACAAAGTAAAATTACAATAACATTGTTTTTCTGCTTTAGGTAAACACGATACCCTTGTCCTTCATGTACCCTCAGTTCCGAAAAGCCATCACCAATGGGTTGAACATCACCATAATTTCCATTTTTTAACCGCCTAATTCTCACTAGAATTTTAGTTTTAGCTCGAATATCTCTAAGGTTTTTGATCCAACTATCAAAACATTCCGTTGTTAGAACCGTGATCATAAGACTGCTCCTTGTCTTTATGTTTTTATCTTAGCAACCTTCGTTTAGTTGTCAACTATAGTTAACAACCATGAATAAAGGACTAGTTTAGAAACAAAAAAAAGCCCCTAAAAGGGGCTATAAAAGACAGGGATGGTGTTCATTATTTAACTGTAACTTATTGTTATTTAATACTTTACAATTCACACTGTCCACGTTACGTCCACATCGACCATTATTGACCCATCAGCCCCTCAAAATGAGGGGCTTTACTTATCATTCAAACCAGAATCTAATTTAAGCACGTCACTCACTAAAAGGAGAATTCATGGATAACTTATTTTTTATACTGACTCTTATAGCTTTAATTGCTTTTATTCTGGGGTTAATAAAGCCTAAACTTGTGCTTATGCCCAATAGGATGAAATCCTCACTTGTGTACTCAGTAACCTTTCTTATTTTACTGTCCATATTTATCGCTTTCATCCCCTCTTCTGATACACAAAAACAAATTGAAAACCAGATATCTATAGACGAACAAGAACATGCTCAGCCGCAAAATATGCAAGCCAAACAAAACCAATCAGAGGTACTTCCCGTGACACAAGAAAACAATGAACTTTGTACAAAAGAAAACGAAGTTTACCCAGATTTCGCAGCAGCAATGACTTACTTTAATGACTACACAGAAGAAGAGCACACCCTTAACATTATCAGTGAAAATCCATTAAATGTTATAATATCTCCGCAAGCTGCTGATGATGATTTTCCCGATGTGAAGGATTTTATTGCTAAAAGAGCTATTATCTATGGTATTTATCGCGCCTTTATTAATACTCCAAATGATAAAGTTACAGTAACTTCATATCTTGTCTATTCTGATGGTAAGAAACTCAAAAATAGCCCTGAATACACAACGACTATTACCAAACAACAAGCGCTAGATATTGTTAAAAAATATATCCCAATAAACTCATTAAGCGAATTAACGGATAATAACTGCTCATTTACTATGCAGTTTAACGAATTACGCTTTGATGACCACAACAAAAAAGGCTTTTATAATTTCTTTGATGAGTTAATAAACGTTAGTAAATAATTCTTTGCCCTCATATTGAGGGCTTTTTTCTATAATGCTAAAGACGGTTGTTGGTATTTGTTGGGATGCGGCTCAACAACATTAATATGTGCGGGTTTAACAACAATTTTGGTCACTGATTCGTGACTGACAAATGTGCAACCACAATTAATATTTTGGCACTGGTTATAGCGTTCTTTGGTTTCGGATGAGACTTGATAGGAACTACGTGTATGTGCAGAGTGACCGCATTCAGGACAATTCATCATGATTATGTATCCTTTGTCATGATGTTGATGTTATGTAAATTATATCATGTATATCCATACAGTCTAAAAAATTATTCATCAGCCATATCTAAATCTGAAATTTTTACCTCTAACTCTAATGCGGTTGTAAAACCACTGTCATTCAGTGAATGAACGACTCGCGTTAATGTCCATTCCGCGTTATCAATCTCTGGTTTAAATCCGCTGACGGTGACAGGCATTTCAGGGTAGAGATCTGCACGGCCAACCGCGAGTTGAATCGAAAATGACGCAACACCACGTTGGATTTTTTCCCAGTTGGCTTTTGCGGCTCGAGCGGCGTTTTCTTTAGTCGCGTAAGTATGGGAAAGCGTCAGGACGTTCCCTTGTTCGCCGGCTAAATATTCCCCTTGTTTTTCTTTCGGTTTGGCGGGTTTTGCAGGTTGTTTGCTTTTTCGCTTACGTTTTACCGTCACTGTTTTTTTCTTTTTCGGCTCACGTGTGTCAAGCCAGTTAGCAATAACACCGGTGTATGCACCACGATCGGCCAGTGAAAAACGGTGTCCGTCACCCACTGAGCGGGTGATATGCATCGTTTGAATCGGTTGTCCAGTAGCGGTGAGCCCTTGGCCTTGTTTCATAAACAGTAAATTCCCGTTTTTAACCGCGACGATTGCCCCCTCGGATTTCGCCACTCGTGTGAGAAATGAGCCGTCCGATTCGTTGGTTTGGTCGATATGAGCGAGTTTAATTTTATCTAATTTTTCATCAATAACCGCCTTTAAATTATTTCGTTCCGCCAAGGTGCGTACAATATCGCCCAACGATTTTTGATGGTAAGACTGCTCACGCTTGACGTTTAATGTGTCGCGAAAGTCCGCACTACGACCACGGATCGTGAGCTTATCTGGCACGCCGCTATGTTCAACCTCATCAACCGTAAACATCCCCTTGTAGATCAGCGGTTCGTTTTTCCAACCAAGATGCAATGACAGGGTTTCACCTCGCTTTGGTAAGGCGAGTTGTCCGTCGCTATCATCCAATTCAATATCTAACTGATCAGCTTCAAAGCCGCGATTATCTGTCATGGTTAATGACATTAAACGCCCTTGAATTAGACTATTAATATTTTCACCGCCTGCCGCAAGCACAAATGCAGGGGTTAGTTCATCTTTGGTTAAAAAACTCATAGCGGTAAGGCTCCGCGAATATCATTGAGCTGCTGGCCTAGATCGCCAAACATTTGAGACAGTGATTCATCAGTGCGTTTTAATTTCAGCGTAAAATCAATTTTTCTGGCTGAGCCATCATCAAAAAAAATACTTTTCGATTGGGTGATTTCTTCAATCACAAACATACCGTAAATGGTGCCTGAGCCATCGATCAGCGACCATGCTTTTCCCGTTTCTGCCATTTGCTCCAATACTAGTAATGACAGCCTGCCGCCAGTCAGTGACGGAAATAATGAGCCGCTTAATGTGATATCGTCATTATCAAGGCCGATAAATTGAACTGCGGGGCGCTTGCCGACACGATTATTCACCCCATAACGGTATTTTTGGTTAATTTGCATCATCTGGTAAGGCGTTGTATTTAATTGAAAGACAAACAAGCCTAGTGCTGCCATTGCCATAATTAATCGTCCTCGCTGTCTTGATACCGACTCAGTCGTCTTGCCTGTTCACGCCGTTGGTTTTGCTCTAATTGTCTAGCAACTTCTCTTGCAATATCGTTTGCTGACTGATTCGGTAATGGGTAAACATTGATAGTGACCGGTGCAGTATTTGCCGCATGATTGCTTTGGTTTATGGTTGTTGGCGCGGATTGATAGCTATTTGCGGGTAAAGCATAAGGATGGATGGGTTTTGCTGTCGCTGTCATAGAGCCGATGGTTAATGCCGCCGCAGCCAGTGCAGCGGTTTTTCTCCGGCTAGTGATATGAGCTGGCCCATCAACAAGCTCGGGTCCATATTCCCCCACAATACCAAATTGCCCACGTGGGATAAATCCGCCATTGTCGAACATGCCCGCACTCTTCATGCCAGCTTGAATAACGGTCACTTGTGACATGGCTCGGACAGTTTTGGTTTCATCCGAAAGCATCCAATCGGGCAATATGTTTGTGGCCATTTGCTTAAGTTCTGCAAATTGGGCTTTCAGTGATTCCCACTTTTCCAGAATGCCGTTTTTCAGGCTATCAATGATCTCACCGCCAATTTGTTTAAAGCGCTCCGGTAAGCCTTTAACATCCGCGACAATCTGATCCCACTTATCAGAAATGGCTTTCTTCACCAATGCCCACATACGAGAAGTGATAGCGACAATCTCATCCCAGTGCTGATAAACCAGCCCGACAAGCCCCCAATTCAGCACATAGGATTTAACCCCCTCCCAGAATTGGGAAAATATCTCTGTGACTCTGTTCCATAATTTTTTAGCGTACGGAACGATATCATCCCAATATTTATAAATCAGGTAAGCCGCGCCAGCAATGGCGGTAATAATTAAGATAATCGGGTTAGCTAATAGCGCACGGCCTAGCATCATAAATGCCGTTCCAATTAACTTAATAGGCTTAATCAGTAATGATAGAAAGCCGCTGCCTTTGATACCTAATACGGACAGACTTAATTTCGCCATGGCGAGTGGTCCAATTAATGCCGCAATCATCAATGTGATACCGCCACCAACGGCCAGCACGGCACCTAACCCCAATGTGATCATGGTGATTTGTTTGACCAGTTCAGGGTTTTTCTTTGCCCATTGGCCAAACTTCGAAATGAGGTCTGTGACTCGTTTAGTGATATCCCGCAAAGGGCTATCCGCACCGCCAAAAACTTGTATCCCCACATCTTCATAAGCCGAGGTTAAGTTTTTTAAGTCGCCATCAAGGTTATCTGTCATGACATTTGCAACTTTTTCAGCTTCGCCTTTTGCGGCCTTAAGCTCAGATATTAATTGCTGTAAAGATCCCGTGGACGCTTGATCGGTTAAAACCATTAAGGCGCTAAAGGCTTCCTCCCCTGCTAGTTTTTTAAACAATCCAGCGCGCTTAGCATTACCCATTCCTTTTGTTTTCTTGTCCAGTTCGACAAGAATTTCAGTAAATTCTCTAAAGTTTCCTTTTGAGTCGGTTGTTTTTAAATTTATTTCTTTTAAAGCCTTTGATACTTCTGACGTCGGGGCTGCTAGTCTCCCAAAAATAGATTTTAAACTAGTACCAGCCATGCTCGACTGTATGCCTGCATCGCCAAGTTTACCCGCTGCTGCTGCTGCGGTTTCTAAGTCAACACCCAATCCTGCTGCCGGTGGGGCAACGTATTTCATTGTGTCGCCTAGCATAGCTAAATTAACATTAGCGCGAGTGAACACCCCTACTAACGTGTCACTAACCCGATTCATTTCATTCGAGTTCAGTTTAAAGCCAGTTAAGATGTTAGATCCAATATCCGCCGTAGTGGCTAAGTCAATGTCTCCAGCGAGTGACATTGATAATGTACCTTTCATCGCATTTTTAATTTGCTCTGGCTTAAAACCAGCCATGGCATAGAACGCTTGGCCTTGTGCAACTTCATTAGCGGTGAATGCGGTTGTTGCCCCAAGGTCTCGTGCTTGCTCCCTTAACATCTTGTAGTCGTCGGAATTTTTATCAAGGCGGGTTAAGGCTTGCACTTTCGACATGCCGATTTCAAAATCATAGCCGGGTACTAAGACTTTTTTAGCCGCATAACCTAACCCCACACCGGATGCAAGCATACCCGCGCCGCTACCGGCCATTTTATTACGCACGCCCATGGCATTTTGATAGCTATTTTTTGCCGCAGACATTCGCTTTTCTTGGTTGGCTACCCGTTTTAGTTGCTGCTCTTGTTGCTGTAATCGCCGGCTTGTGCTGGCAATGTCGCTATTTAATTTGATTTGGGCTTGGCTTAGCTGGCGTGTTGAAATCCCACTGCCTTTTAGGGCTTCCCGTTGGCGCTGCAATGAGGCACTCAGTGTGCCGGTTTCAGCTTTGAGTTTTGCGGCCGCCGCTTTTGCGCGGTCAAGCTCCCGTGATTGGGCCCTCGTGGGATTTTGAACGGTGGATAATTCACGTGCGAGCCGGCTAACTTTGGCGGTAGCCTGTTGATACGCTTGACTCGCACTATCAAGGGATTGCTTGGTTTTCTTAAACCCGTCAATTTGCTTGGCTTGGTTGTTGAGCTCTTTGAGTTGTTGTTTAGATTGGCGGAGGGTTTCCGCCAATTTTTTATTCGACGCTTGGGCGCTCTTAAACGGTTTCGTGAATTTATCGACGGCGCTTAAAATCACCTGTAAACGTAAATCTTTACTCATCTTCTACACCGCTACGTTTAAGGGCGTGATAACGCCATTCTAATAATTCAGTTAGGGAAAATTCATCGGTGACAGCCGGTGACCAGTGAAAAATAGTGGCAATATCTGCCACTAAATCATTCACGGTTAATCGTTCTGGAAATCCATAGTCACCGACTTCGGTAACAAAAAAAGCACAAGCTCTTTGGTTAAATTCAGCATATCCGCAGGGTTCATCATGATTAATTCGGGTTTCGTCAATGCCGGTGCGGTGACGCGGGGTAATACCAACATCGCCGAATCCACATCCATTTCCATCAGTGCGGCTAAACGAACACCACGCAATGCACCAGAATTGGGTTTACGTACCACAATCTCTGTCACTGTGGTTGTTCCACGCGTGATGGGTTCATCTAGCGTGACGGTGATTTGATTTTTTTCTACGGGTTCAGTCATTTACTTTTCCTATAAACCTAATGCGGCGCGTTGTTCTTCTAGGCGGTCAACACCATCAACTTTTTCAATCATATTGAGTAAATCAATCTCAATGAGTGTTTCACCATCCCAAATGAGTTTGTAATACGTGGCATTAAAAGGCGCTTTGACTTGGGTATTTTCACCGGCCTTGCCATTACCGGAGTCAATTTCACTGAATCGACCCCGTAACACGACCTCAACGGCGGTGTATTCTTTGGTATCTTGGCGTTGATAAGCACAATTGAGGCGTAACATCACGCCATCAATTTGAGTGATACCCCATTGCTTATAAAGCTGAGCTTCTAAGCCCCCAAATGTTAATTCGGCTGAGAGGGCATCATCTTCTAACCCCATATCAATTTTGACGCCGCCATTCATGCCGCCGCCGCGATAGGTTTCAAATTTACGGGTGATTTTCGGTAGCGTGATTTCTTCAATACGCCCCATATAGCTTTCACCCTCATTGAATAAATTTAAATCTTTAAGTTTGCGTGGTAAGGCCATGATTACCCCTTAATTTTTGAGCCAAAATCCAATAAATAGCGGTCAGTGATACGCTGACGTAACAGTAAGTTTTCCAGTGGGGGTACGGCTGTATAGTCATAATCAATGTATAACTTGCCGCTTTTCAGCTCTTCTTTGGTGTTAACGTCTGGATCGAACCAACATTCACCGCCTAACAAATAGCCTTGCGTTGTCATACTGCGTAGTTTTGCATTGATACTTTCGATAATATCGCGAGCCAGTGAGGGATTAAGCGTACCGTCAATTGACCAATCTAGTCCCTCTGCAATGGTGTCGGATAATACCTGTGCGGTGCGGGTGTATGACTCAAAGGCAAATAGCGGATCATCAGAACAAGTCCGTGAGCCCCAAAACTTGAAGCCGTTATTGCGAATTAGCGTGGTGATATCGTTTTCGTTGAGTAAGCCGGCATCTGTAGCGGGGTCTTGTAAATCCCATGACACATCGGCAGAAATACCGGTTACACCATTAACACCCACGTTAGACAAGGTTTTATGCCAGCCAATTTCATTATCAATCTTGGCACGTAAACCTAAGGCACATGCGGTGGCGTAGATATTACTCTCTGCATTCGTGACGGTGTCCCAACTTTGGAATTCAGGCCAAATCAACATTAATTCGCGTTGATTAAAGTTCTTGCGGTAATCAATCGCATCCGAAATGGTTTTAGTGCCATAGGCGCTAATGTAAGCCATAGCACGCATTTTTTGCGCGATACCGGCGAGCGTTGATGAAACCGCCTGTGTATCATGAGCCGGTACGGCTAGAATGCGAGGCTTAACACCTAAACGGCCTTGCGCCACGGTTAATGCCTGCAAGCCGGTTTTGCGGCCATCGGGCGTGGTGCCACCAATAATATTTGAGGTGGTTTCTGCTTCGCTTTCGCCTTGCTCAACACGCACAACCACGGTAACTGGTTTTGATTGGTTACCGATAGCATCCAGTGAGCGTGCAAGCGTGCCAGTTTCGCCGGCTTTACCTGCTGCATTTTTCACATCTGTAATTAAAACAGGGGTATTGAGTGGAAAGGCTTTTGTGTCTGCATCATCGGCAGTACACACCATTCCGACAATGGCGGTATTGATGGTGCGAATAGGTCGCGTGCCTTCATTGAGTTCAATCACTCGCACGCCGTGGTGATAATCTTGAGCCATTACTAGCGTCCTCTATTTTGCAATAGCTCAATTTTGGGTTGGGGTTAACGCAAATGCACGAAATGGCGATTGTGTGAAGGATGAAACAAAGCCCCATTGGTTGGGGCTCAGAGTAGATTAATGTTATTCGGGTTTTTCAGGCCAATCAATATCTGGTGCGAGTGAAGTATCAACACGGTTTAACAAAACACGGTATGTTTTCCACGCTGTTAATTTTGCTTGGTAATCGTCATTATCAAGACCGACTTCAATGGCATCTTGTAAATACGTGATAGTGGCATTCGCTTCCTCTAATCGCTGCGTCTTTTCCTGCTCGGCTTGTGCAACCAATACCGCTTTTTGAGCTTCAGTATCTGTTACCCATTTTTTGCCGTTCCACTTATCAAATTCTGTTTTCGGTTCTAAGAAAGTTAGCGTATCGGGCAAATCGCCAATAAAATCAATTTCAATCGATTGGCGGGTTTCTGTGCTGTACGCTGTTTTACCTCGGTTATCTGTCACGATTTCCCACTTAGAACCATCTTCACTACGCACTACCGCAAAACCTGCTTTTATCGGTAATTCTGGCGCATCAATATAAGCACCAGCCGACACGCTGACATCAAAATAAATATTCTCCATGCTCGCGTTCAAATATTCGCGCGTTTGTGGGTCTGCAATATAGACTTTAATCCAACCTGCTTTTGTTGCTAAACCATTGTCGCCAATTTCGGCTTGTTCAATCTCTAAATTATAGTTTTTCATTATGCTGCTCTCACGATATATAAAAATGCGATGTTGCGTGGTCGACTTTCTTTGCCGCCTGATTTTTCTGTTGTATATGTAGCATTGTTAACATTAATTGCTAACGTTCTTAACGCGTATTGGCCTGAGCCTCCATCGCCACTCGCGTTCTTTAATATGATGTTATGGTTATGCTCTTTGTTTTCATCAAGTTGTAATGATAAAACAGCACGACCACTATCGACATTTCTACCCGCATCCAGTCCACGAAGGAATTCCCCTCGCAAATCAGGTAAAACCCCTGTTGGGTATGCTTTTGCTAGAAGTGGATACGTGATTTTATTAAATGACTGACCATTACAGATTAAATACCCCGCTGGAGCAGTAGCTTGAGGACACGGAATTGGGCACCCTACAGGATAATCACTACGTTCAAGATAACCGGGGATTTTTACATTTCCGTTGTGATCTTTTTCAGTGTTGGCTGTTGAGTAAATTTTTGATATCCCAGAAAACACTCCGACACTTAAAGTTCTAAATGATAAGCTCATGTCTCCAGTTGTTCGACCGATTTGAAAACCATAATTACCTTGTCGAACATTGAGAATATGCGATGACCCATTGCTTCCCCAAGGATTACCTTTTCCTCCTGGCATAGCATAAAAACCACATCCCAACGTTGTAGAATTAAAGATATCTGAAGTCTGATAGAGCCCAATCCCTAAACCATAATCACCAACTTGCATTAGTGTGCCAGTTGTTTTTGGTAAATAATGTGTGGTTGCGGGATCGGTTCCTCTCTTGGAATTAATACAGTTACCACTGGCATTTATTGCATCGATAGAAATTTCATTAGCGTCAACAGTGTTGTTGCTTCGTGTATAAACTCGACCGATTACACTTAAGTGGTTGCTTAAAACCCCTCCCGTCTTATCAAACTTCCCATTCAACCCATTGGTTAAGTCTGCTCTTGTTGCGTAGTCACCCGCTGGGGCATAATTGCCTTTCGGTTGATATCTGCCGTCTGATTCAATTTTTGAATAGCTGTACCCAAGTGCGGCAAGTTTACCAATCTCAGTCGTAAACAAATTCAGGCTAGGGACTTTGTCGTTATCGTTGCCTTTCTGGCCTGAAATGTTCGCCTTATCGAATTTTTTATTTAAATCCAGCTTGATTTGTGCTGATAGTGCATCAATTTTTTTGTCCAGCACGGTGATTTCAGTATTCACATACTCGCGAGTTGCCAGTACAACTGATGGGTCAATCTTTAATGTGACCGATTCGGTATGACTGACAATCAATACCATTCGGATAGATTGCGTACGACCGGAACCCTCTGCAAGCTGTGGCTTATACGTTTCAGGGCAATTCGCTACTGCAATTAAATTACCGGCTTTATCAAATAAGCCAATCTCACGTATCCACCAACCGCCATCCTGTTCAGGAATAATTTGTTCAGCAATGATTTGATTTTTATTTTTATCGTCAATAAACAAAGTGTTAATAGCGGCTCTGCGTTTTTCAGCAATTAATTTAGTTTGATTGGTATCTGGCGTTGGCAAACTCCCGCCACCATCGCCCACCGCCATATGTGTTAATTCAAGTTTTGTGCCTAGCGCTGTCGCTTGGGCTAATAAGTTCTCACCTAATTTTGTGAGTAAGGCAAAGTATTTCATTGTGGATTAATCCTCATTTCATCAATTAAGTGAATCGCCGCGCCTTGAACATCAAGGCCAGAAACCGAAATTAAAGGCGGTGTATACGCGTAAATGGTCAATGAATCACCGGTGTAACTGGATGCCGCGCAATAAAATTCACCGCGGGTTTCTAGTTGAATAGTGAGCCCGACAAGGTGACGACTTGCCGGCTTGGCATCAAAAATTAATGCCTCTAACTCTTGATACATTTCCTCTGTGATACCGGTTTCCAGTACCCCAATATCTAGGCGAAATGTGCCGGCGGTTTCGTTGGTTTTCCACCACTCAATCACGCGGATTAAATAGCCCAACGGCTCAACTACGCGGCGCAATGCCCCAATGGTGCCCTTGTGTTTATGAATAAACATCGCAGCTTTCACGGCATCCCGTTTGGCTTTTTCCGTCCAGTTTTTATCCCACCGGTCAACACTGAACGCCCACGCCAGATACGGCAGCAAATGCACGGGGCATAAATCAGGGTTCCAAAGTTCACGAATAGGAATAGGTACGCGCTCAATCTGGGCTAATGATTCAGCCGCCGCGAGCTCTAACGGTGATGAGCCGACAGGTAATAAACGATTATTCATCTGAGCCCCCTAATGCCACGTTAATTTGTGTGCAGAAGCTGGCCTGTGTTTTATTTAGCTTGATATCCGCTACCGGCTTTTTCAGTTCCACGCGTTGCACACCTTGCACATGCAGCGCGGCATAAATGGCACTGAGCACTATGTCACGGCCTAATCGGTGCTGCTGTGTCGCATAGCGTTTCACTTGTTCCTCTGCGGCTGCCATGATGGGCTCGTATTCAGGTGAGGGATAACAGTAAATCACCGCGTCGATTTCATAGTTAACGATGGTTGCCGATTGCACTGTCACACGATCAGCTACCGGCCTAACGTCCTCATCGTTTAACGCCATATCAACTTTCTCAATTAAATCAGTCGGTGCGCTGCCGTTCCCCTCGCGGGATAACACGGTAACCGTGACGTGAGCCGGTAGCGGGCTAATCACAGAAGCGTCAGAAACCCGACCATCGGCAGAGCGTGCGTGATATTCATAACTGCCAATCGGGCCAGCTACGCTTAACGCTTCGAAAGCGGCCGGTATACGCATGCGTAAATTAGAATCTGACTCATACACCGGTGCAATCGGCGGGATAGCGTTTTCATCACCGGCTGATAACATCAGGCGTTTCACGTTGTTATTGGCCGCAAGTTGGTCAAGGTCGGCACCGGTGGCAAAGGCCACCATACTTGCGCGAGCCGCTTCATTAACGCGCTGACGTAAAATCAATTCACGGTAGCAGCTCTCTTGCAATAATTTGGTTAACGGCTCAGATTCCAATTCTAAGGTGCGGGTGATGGCTTCCCGTTGTTTTGCTGGCATCGCACCAATTAGTGCGGCTTTGCGTTCGGCAAAGAGCACCTCATAATCTAACGTTTCGACCACATCCGGTGCCGGTAATAAACTTAAATCAATACTGGCTGCCATCGTTACCTCACATTGACCGAAAAATTAAGTGACTGATTGGTGTCTTGGTTTGTGGCTTCAATATCCACAATCATCTGCGCAGCCTCGGTGCTATTTAGGCTAATGCGAGTTAATAAAATGCGTGGCTCCCATTTTAACAATGCGGTGTAGCACGCTGACATTAACTGCAATTTCAGCGCGGGATTTTGTGGCTGGTCGATAAGTTCTGATAATAGCGAACCATAATTTCGCCGTGCGATGCGTGAGCCAATAGGCGTGATCAAGATATCGCGCACGGATTGGCGTATATGCTCAATATCGGAAAGGCACTTTCCATTTTCTCGACTCATACCGCAATATCTCATTGGGGTTTTCCTGTGGATTCTCCGCCGCTACGTACACCGCCATGAGTATGATCATGCAACGTAATACCATTGGATTTAATCGCGCCGCCGGTGTGTGTAAAATTACCCGTCATTTCACCGCCCTCGGTGACATTGAGCGTGGCGCAGGTGAGGTTTTGTGAGCAAATCACCGTTGGAGTGGTAAGGTTAATTTGTTTACTTGCATTGACGATAACTACATTTGTTGTGGCATTAATTTGTTCGCTAGCGTCAATCGTGGCCGTTTTAATTCCTGTTGCGATTAATGCACCAGTGGCGGGTTCATATTCAATGATTGCCCCATCTGAATAGGTTCGGTGGTCTGCTGTGAGTGAACTGGTCGGCTCGGCATGTTCATTGGAAAAGATACCGGTTAGCACAAATGCCGTGGTAAGTTCGCCGCCTAAAGCAAGGATAAGAACTTGCTCACCCACGCTAGGTGCATTCATGGTGCGAGTATTACCAGCACGCAAGGTGATCCAATTTAGCCAGTCGGTTTCTAAGCTTCCAATTTGTACACGACAGCCTTTCTTAGCATTCACATCTGTCACGATGCCAATGCGGATCAGATTTCTGATTAAGCGACGAATCTCGGCAGACATTAAATATCAAGCCTCGGGGTTAATGGCTGATAAAATTGTTTTTCTAAACCAGTACTGATAAGCAAACCAGACTATGAGCAATGGAATAGAAATCCATTGCTTGGTAACAATTAATAGGAATGCAGCGATAACGTTTAATACGATGACTAACCGGTAAATATTTAGATTAAAAGGAATTAGACTTTTCGTTATTCCTTTTAATGTACAAGAATGAGAGCAACTTTCTAAATTAGGGCTAAAAGAGAAAAATATTGCTATCACGTAGATATTCACAAGAATTCTAACGACCTCTGCACCTGCAACGACTTTATAGTCATCAACACTAATGGCCAGAATTGAAATAAAGATAAAAAGCCCCACAGGTAAAAGCGGAATAAATTTGCGCATGACAACCTCAAAAAAATGATTTTCTTAAGCGTGCCATTGATAGTGTATTGATTGCAGCTACTGCCTTTTGTGCAGTCGGTGATACACATTATCGAGAGAGGAAATCAATAATCTGACTTTCAATATGCCTGATTTCTTCCGGAGTGAGCCCTAACAACTGGCGTGATGGATAGGTTATTTTTGCGTTGCCAATACGCTCGGTTAAACCGAACTGGTGTACACCGGCAATATTTGCTGCGGAAGGTAAAAAATAAATGACGGCTTCTTTATCGCTATTATAGGCGCGTAAAAAACGGGCGGTGGCCAGTTTTTTAAACATGCGGGTTTGCTTGGTTTTGCGCTCTGTACTGATTTTATCTTTCTTGATACTGATATAGCGCTGAATATCTGATTTACGAAATGAGCGCTGCGCTTTTTTATTCGCATCTTGGCCAGTGATTGTTTTGCTATTACCTCGCCAGTTCCGTAAGGTACGTTTTTGACCGTGCCACATAAATTGGATTTCACGTTGTACCGTGATGAAATTCGCTTTGCGTTTGGTGTATGGGCTGCCATCCGGATTTTTTTGTTGTGAAATGCGCTTAATTTGAGAACGGCGTAAATCGCGAGTGATTTCTTTGGCGAGCTGCCGGCGCTGGCCTTGCGACATGCGAGTTAATAAATGCGTTAATTCACTGTCAAGTTGACGCAAAGTATCATCATTCATCGTGTCGTTGGCCATTCATTAAACGGGTTGGCCGGCTCAGGGGTAGCCTCAATCACATATTTGCCGTCGTTATCAATCGCTAATACACGCTCGGTGAGATTTAAATCAATACTGATGTGGGCGGTTTTGTTATCTAAAATCACCGCCTCAAATCTAAAATCTTGTTGCCGCTTTGCGGGGTTCGCTGAAATATCGGATTGATTTTTTCTTAGCCAATCATTGACTACTGCAATTAAGACATTTTGGTCACCACTATAGCGCTCAATAATAATATTAGCGGTGTATTCATATTCAAAACTGGGCGTTTCTTCTAACGTGGAAATAATCCGCCCGTTTTCAACGAACAAGTATAAATTTTCGGGGTTATCTTTGAGAAATGGAATTTTGCTGTCTAAATATTCCCGTAAGTTAATGAGCTTTTTCACGGTTCCGTTCCTCATCAAATTGCTCAATCGCACTTAGTTGAATATTGGCGGTTTCTAAGGCTGCAAGTAAAGGGTCAACCATCAAAGCCAAATCGCAATAAGTTAGAACCCGTCCGGTAGAGGCGGTGGTACTTGCTGGGTGAGTGTTTTCGGAATGGGAACGCATTGCGTTTGCACGGATACGGTAGGCGTTGTCGAGCACCCGATCAGCAAGATACTTAGGCACAGGTAAATCACACGTTGGCTCGTTTTTAAGAAGGGTTTTATATTCAATTTTTCTTTCCTCGGCGGCGGCGCGTTGAATAATACCGCGACGATAGGCATCACCCGCGATTTGATTTGCACGGTGAAAACTTAATGATTGTTCAGAGATCAGTGCGGATTTTTTATCAACGTCTAACGAAAGTTGTTGGTTTTCTGCCGTGAGTATGCCGACTCGTTCATTGAGCCGATCTATTTTTTTGATACCTTGCCAGCCGGCGAATATGACACCGGCGACAAGGAATAATGCGAAAGCGATTACCCATTTTTTCATATTAAACATAAGCTTTTCGTCTCGCATTATTGAGTTTAAACATCACAACATCGCCCACGCTTTTTCAAACAGTTCATCACTGTATGGCTGCTGACCATTTTCAACATGGACTATCGCTTTAGCCATTTTGAATGCCGTTTCTTTGTTATAAACATCAAGGCAATCACGACGACCAAAGCCCGTTTCTTTACAGACACGATTAATATAACCCTCTGTATTATTACGGTCTTTTGCCGGTGCCCAACGCTCAATAATTTCTTCCACCGTATCAATTTTGCCGCAACCAACCCCCTGTTTCCCCGCGTAGGTTGAATAGGTCCGCAAAAGCTTGAATAATGCGCGAATACCGTATTCAGGTTTCTCAAAGCGGCTATGACGGGGTTCAATGCTAGGGTCAAAGGCCAGCTCCCCTCGCCATGGGTTTCTCGGGTTATAATCAATATTGCCCGGATTATTATTGCGTATGCCGCGTGGTACGTTAGACATGTTTTCCTCCAGTAAAGCGTGACCATAAATAGGAAAGTCCGATACTTCCCATTGCACCAAATACACCGGTGGTGAATAGGGTGATATAAATGCTCTGATTTCCCTCAATACAGAGCAATCCGCCTAACAACCCGACAAAGCCGGAAACGACCATTTGCATAAAAGCCGCAAACCAGCTCCATGGGGCATTATTCGTTTTAACGTCAATGATGTATCTCACAACACCTCCCCACATTGAAATGAAGAGCATTAATAACCACTGTGCGATACCGAAACTGTTCGGATCTTTATCAAACATGTATCAATCCCATAGCTGTATAAGTGGCTGTACCGGCTCTTCGGTAATTTCAGGTAACTCAATCAATAGCCCCGCAGGTAGCACCGCGCCTTGTTCGGCAAGATTGGGATTCGCTAACAAAACAGCCTCGGTCATGCCTGTCGTTCTGCCGTAAAATCGCCAACATATCTCGTCTATGGTGTCACCTTTTATCGTTCTGATTTTCATATCAATTCAACAATATTGTGTGTCGTTCCTTTGATGCGCTGAATTGCCCAGATAGCATCACGCTGTAAATCATCAATGTTCGTCTCTAAGGCATCAGCTTTTTTATTACCGTTGGGGGTTGTATCAATATCGCGGTAACGTTCGATTAAGTTTGCTTTTGCCGCGCTGAATACGGCACGGCGATAAAGGATCACTAATTCCGATACGTCAATCTCCCCATGCGTAATTTTGCTGGCCGGAACTGCGCCTAACGTTGTATAGCCCAAGTGGATTTCTTGCTGTTGAAAGCGGGATAATTCACGGTTGGTTTCGATGATGGCGTTTTTTAAGGCTTCAATTAATCGACTTTGGGTGACCGTACCGTCAACTCGCATTGATTCCCGAAATGCACGGGTATTAATCGCAGGCCAAAAATCACCACTGGTGATCGTTTCGTCTTTTTCGTTAGCGGGTTCGGGTGAAACAAAATCCATAAGGTCACCTTAAAAATAGGTAGGCGGTGGGCGAGAGTTCGAAAAATAAATGTCTTATCTCGCGCCGCCTTGCGCGTTGGCACGTTCTTTATTCATCAGCTCTGTTTTTTGCTGACAAAAACTTTTCAATATTCTTAATATCCTGCTTAACCCCACTGCGCTCATTGAGCTCAAGGGCACGCATTAATTCACATAAAGCCGGTTGCGGAAAATCATTATCGCGCAAGCTGTAACCGAGCCATTTATGCAGCTCGGCGCGGACTTTATCGGGCATATCTTCATGCTCAATTAATGCCATGGTGCGCTGCAAGATATCCAATGGAATGGGATTTTTTGCGGTATAGGCTTCTTTGGCTCTATCCCCCATTTCTTCGGCAATAGCACAACCGGTTGTGCGGGATTGGCCTGACGGCATGGCGAGCTTGTGTTTTAATGCATACTCCGCTATATCTAGCCCTTGCGCGTACAAACCCGCGTCAAAACTCCACAACATCAGGTACATCAAAACATCATCTTGAACGCCTGAATTGCCTTTTAATGTTTCAGTGATCCACGTTTCGTATAGCGGTAAGGCTTTACGTTTGTACGCGGCTTTGCGTTCAAATGATTGGGTTTTACCTAAATCCCGCATGTGTTGGCGCAACATCAATTTGACTTGTGTTGCTGCCGAGGGGTCAGCAAGAACGCCATAGTCGCTGACGTTCTTGGCTTCAACCTGCATGCGTTTTCGTTCCCACGGATTCACAGCTTATTCTCCGGCTGGCGCGTCTTTTACTTCGTCCGGCTCAGTAGGCTCCGCCGGTTTTCCAGACGTCAGATCAATGTTTTCAATCAACGCCACACAGTCGTAATCTTCAACAATGTAATCTTCATTCACTGATTCGTAGTTTTCGATACGATCACGTTTGGCATTGTCTACCACTTGACGGCGGCGTGATTCGATTTGCCAGTAAATAGATAAATTATCTAACCGTGTGATAAGCATTCCATTTTTCGGGAAATAGGGAACACGTACCGCCGGCAATCCACCGAGGCGTTTTTGGCTGATAATCACATCCGCAGCTAACGCCTCGGTATTGGCCTGATCACGATTGACGATAGGGAAATATTTATCGGCTAAAAGTGAGCGGCCACAGATAACGACTAAATCGGTATCGTCCGCGTACACTTCTGAAATTGCGTGGTCAACGGCTTGCATAACCAATGCATCAAGGTTTTCATACTCTTCACCTTTACCCACTTTGATAGGTTCAGGGGTAATTTGGTTGGTGTCTTTATCGGTTGAAGAACCTAAAACATGTTCAGGAGCTTCAAGGCGAATTTTATGTAACCAACCGACATTCACGTCTTGCAGGAGTTTATTGACTTTGCGGTTTGAGGTTGCAGCACGATGTGTCCCGTTAAAGCCAATCATAATGCGGTCAAGGGCTTGGCGCTGAATAATGGCATCGCGGATACGGCGCTGGAAATCTTCAAACATCGCCCACATGTCCAGTTTTTCGTAACGAATAGCGGTATCGAAATTCGTTTGACGGCAGTGATAGCCTTGTTTGGCCAATTGAGTTGGGTCAGTCGGTTCGCGGTCTTGCTTGGTGGTGTCCGTCGTGCCGGCAACCGTTGAGCCAATGCCGAGGCCGATTTTTTCGCCCACTTGGTCTTTGACAGGCACAATATTAATTTTGGTCAGAAAGACGGCGCTTAACTGAATTTTGCTTTCCAGTTTTTGGGCTGCCGAAGGCTCAATTTCCACTTTTGAATCTGTGAATTCGTGTGGCTGAACACCGTAAATCTCACCTAGACGGGTCATGTAACCGTTAAATTTAACTTTTGTTTCTTTTCTCATTGTTTTTCCCGTTTAGCAATCAGTCAGGTTTTCAGTGTTGGTTGTATTGCCACCAAAAGACGTGGGGCGGTGTTGCTGATTATCTTGCTGGCTCAAATCTTTTTTGAGTTGGTCCAGCTCACTGCGCAGGGTTTCATTTTCTTTTTTGATACCCGATAACGCTTTGACTTGTGTTTCAAGTCGAGTCAGCTTTTGTGCAGTTTCGGTTTGCTCTTCCGCGCAAAGCTCTACCGCTTGGTGAATGTCATTGAGTTCAACATCATTGCGCTGACGTTCGCGACTGAATTTCGCCATGATGCGATCTTTCAAGCTGGGTTTTTCTGGTTTGTTTTCTTCTTCGGTAAATTCAATCACCGTTTCTTCCGCCGCCGTAAAGACGTTATCTTTATCTTGCTTGCGTTCTGAGAAAGTCGCGGCTTTATCTGCACCCGCGCTAAATTCCAACATGCTCGTGCCAAGGCTGGCAGGGTTATCCGTGACAGCTAAGCCCACCAAATAGGCCGAATTCATATCGGAAAAATTAGGGTTAATTTCAACGGAGGTATAAACCTTTTGACGCTTACGATTCATCTCAATTAATGAATCTGTTGGTGATAAAATCCCGTATAGAGCAAGCTTACCTTTCAGAGCACCTTCACTGATTTCTTCTGTATAAACAGATTCCACATCCCCAAAGCGCGGCATCCATTCATAATTTAGATGCTCCATGTTGATCCGAGCACCATAAACGGATGGGTCGTAATTTTTGGCAATATCAGTGAGCCATTGGCGCTGCACTTTACGTCCATCGGTTGTGGCTCCCTCAACACAAAGGCGCACAGGTTTAGATTTTTTTGTCATTGCTCAGGCTCCGGCAATTAAATTTCATACGTAGATAAATTTCATGCGTAAATAAAAAAAATAATGAGCCTATGTTTTCAGGGATGAGGGCTAAGAAACAATGCTTTGCCATTGTGTGGAGAATGACACAATGGCAGCTCGGGGCGATTGGTCGTGTGAGCCAGTAATCTGGCGACATGAAAACATTACACGATTTTGACCCAAGAAAACGCGCCATGCACATGTACTTTAGTGGGTATCGCATCGCGCGTATTGCCGAGGCTCTCAAGGAAAAGGCCGCGACAATTCACAGTTGGAAACGCCGCGATAAGTGGGATGAAATCACCCCCATTGATCGCGTGGAAATGACGCTGGAGATGCGACTTTGTACGCTATTGAGTAAAGAAAATAAAGAGGGGAAAGACTTTAAAGAAATCGACTTACTTTATCGCCAAGTAGAGCGGCATGCTAAAATTCACAAGTACCAAAATGGCGGTAATGAAGTTGATTTAAACCCGAAACTGGCCAATCGCAATAAAGGTGAACGCCGCGCCCCTGAGAAGAATTTATTTAGCGAAGAGCAGATTGAAAAGCTAGAAGAAATTTTCCGTGAAAATATGTTTGAGTACCAGAAAGCATGGTACGGCGCCGGCCATCAACACCGAATTCGCAATATTTTAAAATCACGTCAAATTGGGGCGACTTACTTTTTTGCGCGTGAAGCCTTTATGGATGCACTCACCACAGGCCGAAACCAAGTATTTTTATCAGCAAGTAAAGCCCAAGCGCACGTATTCAAAGGGTACATCATTGATATGGCACGAGAGGTTGATGTTGACTTAAAAGGTGATCCGATAGTTTTGCCTAATGGCGCAACACTGTATTTTCTTGGCACCAATGCCCGTACCGCACAGAGTTACCACGGTAATTTGTACCTTGATGAGTATTTCTGGATACCCAAATTCCAAGAATTACGCAAAGTCGCCTCCGGTATGGCCATGCACAAAAAATGGCGTCAAACCTACTTTTCGACCCCATCCGCATTAACACACAGCGCGTATCCGTTCTGGTCTGGAAAGCTCTTTAATCGTGGTCGTCGTAAGGCCGATCACGTTGAGGTCGATATCAGCCATCAAGCGTTAGTGAATGGCATGATGTGTGGGGATGGTCAGTGGCGGCAAATTGTCACGATTGAAGATGCCATGCGGGGCGGGTGTAATTTATTCGATATTGACCAACTCTATTTAGAATACAGCCCTGATGAATTCGAAAACTTGCTGATGTGTGAGTTTGTCGATGATATTGCATCCATCTTTAATTTGCAGTTAATGCAAAAATGCATGGTGGACAGTTGGGAAATATGGGACGACGTTCAGCCGTTAATGATACGCCCCTATGCTTATCACCCTGTTTGGATTGGTTATGACCCCGCGAAAGGTACTCAAAACGGAGATAGTGCGGGTTGCGTGGTGATTGCGCCACCGCTACACAAAGGCGGTAAGTTTCGCATACTTGAGCATCATCAATGGCGTGGCATGGATTTTCGCGCGCAATCGGACGCGATAAAAGAACTCACCGAGCGTTACAACGTGCAATACATCGGGATTGATTCCACAGGTATTGGCCATGGTGTCCTGCAAAATGTGCGGGAATTTTTCCCTGTTGCAAAAGAATTTGTCTATAACCCTGCCTTAAAAAATGCATTGGTGCTTAAAGCTTATGACGTGATTAGCCATGACCGGTTGGAATATGACGCGGGTAGTAATGATATCACGCAATCTTTTATGGCCATTCGCCGTGCCACTACCGCCAGTGGTAACCGCCCAACTTATGAAGCTGACCGCAGCGAAGAAGCCAGCCACGCAGATTTAGCATGGGCAACCATGCACGCCCTTTATAACGAACCGATCACCGGTGAAAATCACAATCAACATAATATCGTCGAGGTATTTTAATGAGCCGTAAAAATAAAAAACGCCAATCACAAACACTGGCGCAAAAAACCGACAGCGCATCAATGGAAGCATTCACTTTCGGTGATCCAATCCCCGTACTTGATAAGCGTGAAATTTTTGATTATTTGGAATGTGTGCAAATTGATAATTACTATGAGCCGCCAATTAGTTTTAATGGCCTTGCGCGCACGTTCCGCGCAGCCCCACACCATAGCAGCGCAATTTATGTAAAACGTAATATTCTCACCAGTACCTTTATTCCTAATAAATATTTAAGTCGTCAGACGTTTGATAGTTGGGCATTAGATTTTTTACTGTTTGGTAATGGGTATCTTGAAGAACGAAATAACCGTCTGGGGCAGTCGCTGAATTTTAAACATTCGCCGGCTAAGTTTACCCGCCGCGGTGTTGACTTAGAAACTTACTGGTTTGTGCAATATGGCTACGATATTAAACCGTATGAATTTAAAACGGGCAAAGTGTTTCATTTGATTGAGCCGGATATTAACCAAGAGTTATACGGCTTGCCGGAATATCTCGCGGCAATCCCCTCAGTACTCCTCAATGAGTCGGCAACACTATTTCGCCGCAAGTATTATCTCAATGGTTCGCATGCCGGCTATATTCTGTATATCAGTGATGCAGCACAGAAAACCGATGATGTTGATAAAATTCGTGAAGCACTCAAAAGCAGTAAAGGACCAGGGAACTTTCGCAATTTATTTTTGTACGCACCTGGGGGAAAGAAAGACGGCATCCAAACAATTCCGCTTTCCGAAGCTGCCGCAAAAGATGAATTTCTCAATATCAAGAATGTGAGCCGCGACGATATGTTAGCGGCACACCGTGTGCCACCACAAATCATGGGTATTATTCCTGAGAACGTGGGCGGCTTTGGTGATGTTGAGAAAGCGGCAAAAGTATTTGTTCGCAATGAGTTGATGCCGTTACAAAGTAAGATGATGCAATTGAATGATTGGTTTGGCGGGGAGATTATACAGTTTGATAAGTACTCACTGGACTTAGACGACGAATAATATCACGCGTAAATTCAATGATACCGCCCACTGAGGCGGTATATTTTTGCCCGTAGGTAGGTGATCTCGATGCCCTAAATAATAATAGGACCCCACTGTATTATACCAAACCTAACTCACCAAGACGAATCCTCAATAAATTACCCCCATCAAATAGCGATTTAAACGCACTATAAGCCACCACAAAGTGTGCAAAATTAATTGCTATCTAGTTATAGAAATTTGATTTTAACGCTGTGACGGCTCGGAGATTTTGCGGACGGATATTTAACAATAAACACCTCGCCGCGCAATCGTAGCCCCGCCACGCCTGCCCACTAAATAGGTCGTTTTTCATGCACCTGCAAGAGATCGCCTGAACCGCGTGAGTGGCTGGGCTTCGCGTGGGTAACGGTCCTTTTTTGATCTTGCGGATTTTGGCAGAAAATTTCGAAAATGTGATGTACATTATGCTCATGAAATTCAAACTAGAATTTACTTAGTAAATAACGGAATATGTACAAATAAATTTTACCAATACTGTGTCGCTAGATTTATTGGCAACTCACAAGGATTATAAATGTCTGATTTTGAAATTAAGATAGATCTAAATGTCCTTAATCATTTAGGTATGAGTTTGTATTCAAATACACCCGCAGTTTTAACCGAAATTATTTCTAATGCTTGGGATGCTGATGCTACTGAGGTTAGCATTACTATAGATGTTGATAATAATGAAGTAATAATTATTGATGATGGCCATGGAATGACCAAAGATGATATAAACCATAAGTTCTTAAATGTTGGATACGCAAGAAGAGAAAGTGGGCGTTCTCATAGTGATGTGCTTAAAAGACAAGTTATGGGGAGAAAGGGGATTGGAAAGCTAGCAATGTTTTCATTAGCGAAAAAAATCCAAGTTTTCTCTTTTCAAAAAGGTAGCTCACCCCAAGCTTTTGAAATAGATGTAGATGAATTACAGAATTGTATTAAAAGTAGGGACAAATATATAGCTAAATCTATTGAAATTCCCATTGGATTGAATTATGGGACGACAATAAAGCTTTTTGAGTTAAAAAAAGCAATAGATAGAACCCAAACATATTTACGAAAAAGAATAGCTCGTCGTTTTAGTGTGATAGGGGAACGAAATAATTTTATTGTTAAAATTAATGGAACTGAAATAACTGTTAATGATAGGGATTTTTTTTCTGATCTTGAATTTTTATGGGAATTTGGTTCATCAGATGAAGATAGAATTAAAGCATGTAAAAATATCACTAAGAAAAAGTCAATTGATAATAAAATCACATATGATAGAAAAGATTATTTTATAAGCGGTTATATTGGTAGCGTAGAAAAACCATCTCAGTTAAGGAGAGACGTTGAAATATCTAATAATACGATCACAGTTATATCAAATGGTAGAGTCTTTGAAGAAGATATTTTATTAGAATTTGGGAGCGCAAAAGTCTTTACTAATTATCTTGTTGGTGAATTAGTTATTGATTTTTTAGATGATAATGAAAAACCAGATATGGCGACATCTTCGCGACAAAAGTTACAACAAAATGATCCTCGCTATCCTGTAATAAAGGGATTTTTTGAGCGTTCTCTTCAGGTAATTGATAAAGATTGGGATCAGTGGAGAAGGGAAAAAGGGTTAAATGAAATAAAAAAAACTTCTCCAGCACTTACTCAATGGCTTGAAAAAATGAATGCTCATGAAAGAAGGAATGCAGAAAAACTTATTGGAAAAATTAATACATTCAGATTTTCTGGTGATGATGAAAGTCAACAAAGAACAAAAAAGGCAGTTATGAAAAATGCAGTTCTTGCATTTGAAAGGTTGCGGATACAAGATAATTTAGATTCTTTAGATAAGATAGATAATCTTAACTCTCTTAATTTTAAAGAGGTCTTCGCATCAATTAATGATATTGAAGCAAGCATGTTTTATGAAATAACATCTCAACGTCTTAAGGTTATTGAAAAGTTCGAAAAAATAACTGATGACAATGAATTAGAAAAAGTTGTTCAATTGTATCTTTATGACCATCTATGGTTACTAGACCCATCATGGGAAAGGGTTACAGGCTCAACAACAATAGAACAAACTTTAACAAGAGAATTAAAAGAAATAAATCCAGATGCGACAAGTGGTGCTCGTATCGATATTGCATTTAAAACTGTATCAGGAAAACATATAATAATAGAAATGAAAAGACCAAAAGTCTATCCAGACATTCAAACTCTAGTTTACCAAGGTAAAAAATATCGTGATGCTATGACCCAATGGTTTATAAATAATCCAAAATCATGCCCTAGTGGAAACATTCCCAATATTGAAATAGTATTTTTATTAGGTAAAGGATACACAGATAATATTGATCATCATTTTATAATGGCTCAACTCTCATCAATAAACTCGAAAGTATTAACGTATAGTGATTTAATCATACAATCTAAACAAGCATATGCTGAGTATCAAAATAAAAAGAATGATGCTGAAAATATTAAGAAAATTATAGATGCAATTTAATTCGTATTAAATCGGTAGATAAAGAGGAGCTATCCCTTTATCTACTTGTTGCGTGTATATGTTCTAGGATACTTTTACCAATAACTTCACCTAGCTTTACAGGCACAGCGTTTCCTATCATTCTAGCTACAGTTCTTATATCCATTTGTACATTTTCGGGCCAAAACTGGTAGTTTTCAGGAAATGATTGAATCAATGCTGCTTCCCTAAGTGAAATTCCTCGGTCTTGTTCTGGATGCCCGAATCTGCCATTTCCAAAACCAGTGCACTGTGTTGTCATTGTTGAGCCCAGACCATCCCATTTCATTCTACCATATACAGCAGTATAAGAAGCTCCACTCGCTTTTCTATGACAGTTTGCAACTAGCTCTTGAGGCCAGTCTTTCCATGTTCCACCAGGCTTTGACGCTTTTATTCTTTTGAGATTCATTTCTGATAAAATAGAGCTTCTATGCAGAGAATCTCTTTTGTGTACTTCCCCTGCTTTAATTTTTGGTAAATGCCCTATAATATCTTTCAATTTAACGTAATTATCCGGTGAATGAGTCGGTTCGATTAATTTAATTTCACCTAGCTTAGATGCGAGTAATACAAGCCTAGTCCTTGTTTGAGACATTCCATAATTTGGGCAATACACCTTATCATACCAAACATGGTAGCCTTGCTTTTTTAATGTATTAATAAAGTCTTGAAACACTTTATGATTTACAACCCTTGGAACGTTTTCCATTGTAACTATTTCAGGCTGTACTAATTCTATTTGTTTAGCAAAACTATATAAAAGTGACCATCTTTTATCTTGTAGTTTTGTAGATGGATCAATTGTATTACTGTAACTAGAGAACGGCTGACAGGGAGCGCACCCTGCTAATATTTTAATGTCAGAATTGCCAAAGTGCTGAAGCAATTCATGCTGATCAATATCGGTTACACTTTTGCTAACAAAAAGAGTATTATTATTTTTTTCGTAAGCAAAACGACACGCTTGATCAATATCATAACCAGCTACGACTTTTAATCCGGCTGCTTGTAGCCCATGTGTCAATCCGCCAACACCACAAAATAAGTCAACAACTTTCACGTAATAACCCCAATAGTGAACTAATTGCAAGAGATTACCATAAAAAATACCTATCATCGATGCTATTATATAAAGTATTTTTAGAAGCTACTAATGTTGTTTACTTTTTTAAGTCTTTGAAGTGCTGCTATACAACGTTGCCGATTTAATTTTAAATCGGCCTCTTTTTTCGTTTTTACTGTCTGAATTCGTTCTTTTATGACTAATTCCGACTCAATAACCCGCACTTGCTTACCATCAAGCCTAAACACACGGTTATCATCTTTAATTGCCATGCCCTTAATAAACATGTTGGCTATGTTTTTAGTTGGCAGATCAAACCCTGTTTTTTGCATAAAGTTATCTACTTCTGGCAGTAATGTGCTTTCATTTTCATTCGATTCAATCGTTGATACTTGCCGCTGCTGTCTATCCTGTGAAATTTCGCTTCCTGCTACATTCTCAGCATCTGTTTCCACAAACGCAAAACCATATTCCTGAATGTTGCATACTTCACCTGAGCCGTGCTCAGGCTCGTAAAATTGCACATCTGATAGATTGGATGTGATCCGCGATCTACAGTTATTGACAGGACTCCGAGTCGCTCCGCTGTCGCTTTTTAAAAGATTAAAATCAACGTCAACGGCACTTTTCTTGACGATTTGGTACTTTCTTTCACGGGTTTTAAGTACTGGTGCATCGGCTTTGAGTTGATGATAAATACCAACAACCTTTTGAACCTCTTCGCCATAAACATTCACGTCACTGACTTCACGGGCAACACGGATCGTTTCTTCTCTTCGGCGAATACATGGGCCACCCTGTGACATGATGTATTCATCAAATTTGCCTTGGTCGGCGGCAGCTCGGACACGTTCGGCAACATCACCAAGTTTGTCAGCAATGGAAATACCACGAGGTAAGCGTCGACACTCACGATATGCGCCTTTAGAGGGGAGTTTATAAAATTGAAATTGTGGTATGCGCCACGTTGACGCCCATGCGGTAACCGCTGCCGCCATGCCTTTCAAGTCTTTACCGGTTTCGTGGTCTATCTCACCATCAAGGGCATACCCATCGATATTTTTAGCAATATATTTAGCGATGTAACCCACAGCACCGCCTCGGTTCATATGCTTACACTCAAATCGGTATTTTTGTGCTCCCGCTTCGTTACCATCTTCTTTCAGGGCACGCTTACGCATAATATCAATAGCTTTTGCTCGGCTGGCCTTATCAACAAAAAGCAGCATATGCCAGTGGGGAGTACCGTCATGATGAGGCTCGACAACACGAACACCATAAATATTGATATTGTTATCATTAAAAGCAGAACGAATGCGTGACCACACTTTGACTAAATATCGCTGTCCGTCTTTTGGTGTGTAGGCTTCATCTTTCCATTTATGGTTTAGTACGGCGTAATAATCATCTTTTCCGGTTTCTTTATTTTTCTCTTTACGTTGCTTCGTCGGGTGGTACTTTGACGGGCACGTCAAAGTGATAAACATCCCGACATCACCGCGTTCTTTTGCCACGCGCTCAATCCCTGCCATTTGCGCCATTAATTCCATGCGGCGAATTTCAGGGTTTGACACACTGGCCATCACTTTATCGAACAGATCAAAACGCTCACCTGTTTCAACATCTTGAATATCCATACCCTGTAAATATTGCATGTTGGATAAACGCTGTGCTTGAACCGCGCGGATAGCTTGTTTGCTGGCGTATGGGTGGCGATTAATGCACACATCCATATTGGCAATCATGATTGCCTCAATCCATTGTGTTCTATGGGCTTTTAGCTTTCGGTGCCAGTAATCTGCATTTACAAGGCGAGAAATAGCTGAGATCACTTGGTGCGTGGTTAGGTTTTGCTTCCCTTTGCGGCGCTTTCGATTTTTTAAAGCTTTGAGATAACTTTGGTGATAAAGCGGCGTGACATGTAAATTTAGAGATAATTCAGCCAATACCCCGTAAATTTGAGTTTGTGCTGAATCTTCATAGATAATTTCACGATCACCGCCGTTTTGCTCGGTTAGCTGGTCGCAATAGGCTTCATATAGAGTGAAAAAACCATTAGAAATGTGCTCTGCCAGTTTTTTGATTGGTTTGTCATAAAGGTCAAACAACCGGTTAAATTGACTGATTTCAGGTGTAAAGCGAGTTGAAAGTGTCAATAGTGCTTTCGTTTTTAATTCATATCGTGAATTAACCGCGGTGATACGAGGAAATATCCGCTTATAAAAATCAGAGCGTAAAAATTCATAAGCTTTATAGTGGCCTGACTCTTTAATGATGTATTCATAATGCTTTTGAATACGATAACGTAAAATACGCGGTAAAGTTTTAATTTCATCTAAAATCGCTTGCACATGAATTTGTTGTTCATGGGTAAGGGATTTCTCAAGTGCGTCAATATCAGCTTTGTAGTAATTATTTTTTTCTGGCTTATTCCACGGATACGGAAAAGTCATATCCGCGGTATAAGTTAACGGTTGTTGCGTAAAATCTAATACCTTAGACATTTAGCGCACCACCCAAGGTTTCAGGTCGTAATGCGTTGATGGCCGTTTCACAACGGCGTGAAATGATATCAACTGTTTGGCGGTAAACATCTAATGATTTGATGCCTTTACCTTTAACGCGGCTAACATGATAAGAAGTTAATTCAATCGCCAGCATCCACGGATCAGAATGGCAACAAACCAACTCATAGCAACGAGCCATTTTATTGATTTGCAATAGTCGCCATTGAACCGCTTTTGAATCTTCGTCAACATGGCGCTGAATAGCAAAGGCTGTCCCGCTAATATATACACCGTCTTTAGGGTCGAGAATCATTAATTAATCCCCGCTAAAACAGCAATAATTTCTTTAGCTGGTGTACGCTTTCCTTTTCCTGCGATGCTGCGTGGGGCTTCGATTTCATGGATAGTAAAGCCTAGGTCAGCATAAAGCTCTTTTGCTTCTGGTGAGTTAGAAACGGTGATCGGATTACCTTGGATATCATTAATATCTTTTAGAGTAATTGCTAATGCTTCGTGGTTTGCATCAGAAAAGCCGGCGGTGTGATATTGAGTGAAGCTATCGCGGCCCCCCATATAGGGTGGATCACAATAAACACCATCACTGAAATCAACTAATGAAAGGGTATCTTGCCATTCAAGATTTAAAATTTTAGTTTTGGTGAGGTAAGCCTTATCACAAAAACTATCAATTTCATTTTTAGGAAAGTACGGTGCTTTGTATTGCCCAAATGGGACGTTGAACTTGCCTTGTTGGTTATAACGGCACAACCCGTTGAAGCAATGCCTGTTTAAGTATAGAAATAAACTTGCTTGTCGAACTTGTGACATACTTGACTTAGGGCTATTAAACTCATTTCTAAGTTGGTAATAGTCAGAATCATTATTATTTTGATTGAAAAGTATTGAGGCTTCAAATATAACCCCATCAGGAACAAAGGCGAGTGCGTCATATAGATTAATTAAATCCGGGTTAGCGTCAGCAATTAAATACTGCTCATAGTCAGTATTCATCATTACAGCACATGAGCCAGCAAATGGCTCAACTAACCGTTTTGCTTTTGGTAAATGGGGGCGTAATTGGTCCATAATTCGAACTTTAGAACCTGCCCATTTGAGGATGGTTTTATTTGATTTAGCCACGATAATTATCCTCAATTCGAATAACTGAAAATGAAATCATTACAAATGGAGGTAATGCCCTTAGCTCTGGGTAAACCTCGTTGACTTTTGTGATATCAGTGATGAGGCACGAGATAGCATTACCGGTGTAACTGGCATAAGGCTTATTGATTGAATTGAATTCACGTAAAAACAGTTCATCACCAACCTGAAAATCCCTATCAGCACGGCGAAACTCTGCTGTTTTCAAACCATCTTGAACGAGCTGAAAGTAATGAGGGGCTAGCTTGAGCTCATGTTTTCTTTTCATCGTCACACGCTCCGATAATGTTTACTTTTAAGCTCAAAAATAGTTTGGCAGTCAATACAGCGGATGCAGCCCTGTGATGCGATGCGGCGTTCTTCTGGAATCGGCTTGCCACAATCTTCACATTCGAAAGCTGAAACACTGACTAGGCGATTAGTAATGGTTTTTATTTGCTGTTCACGTATAAGCATTTCGTTCTCGCTAGCGAGGTCAATTTCTTTAGACATGATCCAGTTCCGCAGCTAGGTTTGAGTAATGCTCAGATTCACCAACTAATAACTGGTGAATTTGTTCGTCATTTAATTTTTCATTGATTAACTTGCATGCAAGGGCATCAAGGCGAGATGAAAATTTGTCATACATGGTTTTGCGTTCATCTTCGCGAATTGCTGTAATACTGATAGCGACAGCGGAGTAATCGTGCTTACCGGTTGCAGTATCAACACCTATCAAAATTGGCTTTATCTCTTTATTTTTCATTATCCAATCCTCAAATTTAGAATGTAGGAATCCCTGACGCGCTAACGTCATTAATTTGTTAATTTACCTTAAATAGGCATGGCGATATGTTTAGGGAATAGCGCCGTAAGTGCTTTAATTTGATTTATTGCTGAAATAATTGCTTGTTGTTCCTCTTTATTAAATTCATCGAAACCTAAATGATGTTGATTGCTTTTTATTTCCGCTAAATAAAAAATCATATTTAGCATCCGTACATCACTTAATCTCAAGTACTCAATAAATCCGGCTAGCTCCCTATTATCTGGATTTTGTTTATCACAATGAAATACAGATGTTCTTAACTTTGCGGCTTGATTTAGTCCATTAACTCGGCTTTCAAAGGTTGCCCCTTGGTTCTGATAAAGCTTGATATTCGCTTGGTGAGCGATTGCATCGATTGGCTTTACGTCTTGCTTTACGTTACCTAGCAACTGGATTAACTGTTTAGTTTTCACTAATACAGCCGCGGAATTACCCATTATTTTTATCTAATAGAAACTGAGAACAAATATAAAAAGAACAAAACACCACCGACCAATAATATTTTATCTATTAAAGACAATTGGCGTTTTTTATTTCGTTTACATTCATTAAATGATGAGCTCGTTAGTTTATGTTTGTGTTGTTGAAATTGTAATTGAGTCATTTTATTAACCCTTTATTAGTGGATAGAATGGCAATTCATCAACCATCACAAATAATGAATCTATGTATTTTGTGGCGTCATTCATTGAATCAAATAAACCGAATGAATCATCATTTCGCTGAACATGAAAGCGGGTTACTGGATTCATAGCTTTAGCCGGTAACTTAACGATTAGGAAGCCACGATATTTAAAACTGTGAGTTGAGATTTGTTCAGCTTTCATATTACAAGCCCACCCAAAGCAACCATGCATCCCTTTGCTCTTTTGGTCTATTCAAAAATGCATCACGCATTGCGCGGTTGAATTCAGGGATATAAACCCAGTTTTCACCTCGCGTTTTAACATCTCCCTCATTGCCTGGATTCTGCCAAACAATCAGCGGTAACTTATTTCTCTCAACCATATTTTTTACTGCTGATTCACTTTTACCGATCAGATCAGCGAATTTTTTATAAGGAACCGCATCAACTGGATAATGAACTTGCAAATACTTTTCTAATTCTTTACCGCTCATATGGCATAATCCCCTCTTGTGGATGCTTATAGTTGCTTACCTAGGCAATTATAAGCCTTACTTTACTTTCACGGTAGCAATTGCTACCCCTTACAATCGATAATAGGGTAATAGGTACAACCATGTCAATATCATTAGGTGAAAAAATCAGGATGATTAGAGAGGCTGAAAACTTAACTCGTGCAGATTTTTGCTCTTTAACAGGTATTCCGGAAGGCACGCAAAAATTTTATGAAACTGGAAGACAAGAAATTAGTGGAAAGACACTACCTAAAATAACAACTCACCCCAGATTTGAAAAATATATCATGTGGTTAATGGCTGATAAAACAAACGAGGCGTTAGGACAAATTAGTCCAACTCTCTCCCCTGATGGGCAAGATGCTCAAACATTACCCCGCTCAGATCGGAAAACTGGCTAACAATACATACTGATTTACTTGATTGGATTGATAACAATTCAATATGCCACATCGGAGGGCTGCAATATGCCAATTAAAAAAACCGATGATGGTCGATATATGGTGGACATTAGACCTCTTGGACGGAACGGAAACCGGATCAGGAAAACATTCGATAAAAAATCAGAAGCGATTGCCTTTGAACGTTACACAATGGCGAATGCTAAAAGAGCGGGAACGAAAGCAGATAGGCGGCTTTTAAGTGACCTATTAGAACTTTGGTGGCTTTATTATGGCCAAACAACTGAAAATGGTTCGATAGAGAAAAGACAACTTAAAAAAACAATTAAGTTTCTTGGTGACCCCGCAATTAACAGATTGAATAAACAAGTATTACTTGAGCATCGTAGTGATAGGTTACTAAGTGGAACAAGTGCAGCGACTATTAATCGCGATATGTATCGTTTATCAGGCATGATTTCTACACTCAAAAAGCTTGAGGTGTTTAATGCAGATAATCCACTTAACGGCTTGCCACCTCTCAAAGAAACGCCGCCTGAAATGACATTCTTAACTCATGATGAAATTAGTTTATTGCTATCTCAGCTATCATCAGAAGAAAAGAAAATCGCCATATTTTGTATGAGCACAGGCGCAAGGTGGGGAGAGGCAGCAACACTACAGAGTAAACAAGTAAAAAATGGGCGAGTTACTTTTCTAAAAACTAAAAATGGGAAATCACGCATAGTTCCTATTTCTGAGGAATTAGAAAAGGAGATAAAAACTAAGCAAACCGGCTTATTGTTTGATGTTGATTACGAAAGTTTCAGGCTGAAACTAAAAGCTGTTAAACCTGATTTGCCAGACGGTCAAGCTACGCACGTTCTTAGGCATACTTTCGCGAGTCACTTCATGATGAATGGTGGCAATATTGTTGCTCTGCAACAAATATTAGGTCACGCCAATATTCAACAGACAATGGCTTATGCTCACTTAGCCCCTGATTATTTGCAATTTGCTATTACCTTAAATCCATTAAATGGGGGTATTAGTATTTAA